CCATTACTGCAGAAGACGATGGCGAGCAGCCAGCCGAAGTTCCAGCATGGAATGACGATTCGGGGGAGATTGAGATCTTATGAAAACCAGAATTGCATGTAACCCGGCCACGTTACTCGCCTATTGGCGCACTCAATTAGGTTATTCGGAGAACCCTAGAGGATCAAATCGTACTAAGTATGGCGCTTGGTATGGTATGAATGGTGTTGCATGGTGTGGTATTGGTGATTCGTACATGTCTGCGTTTTCTGGTAACCCCCTTCCTGCTATACGAACATCTAAGGGCTACTCTTATGTGCCAGATCTCCAGAATCATGCTCGAGATACCGGTCAGTGGAAGCCAAGGTCCAGTGGATACACCCCGAAACCTGGCGATAGAGTTCTCTTTAGTTTTGGCGGCCGTCGGGTAGATCACATCGGTGTTCTGAATGCTTACCTGGGTAATGGTAGACATAGTACTTACGAATGTAACACAAATGCAGCAGGCTCAAGAACTGGTGGATCGGTTCTTGAGAAGATTCGAACAAGTAACATCGTTGGTTATGTTGCTGTTGATTACATCGGTGGTGGGGGAATAGACTTCGCCGCTCTTCGACGTCTTCTAGCTGCTAAACTTCGTGAGCAATATGGTGCTTGTCCTAACATGACAATAGGGCATCCAGCTTGCTGTGAGGTTGTTGCACTTCAGCAGAGTCTGAACTTGGTTGCCAACATTAATCCACCATTATCTACTGATGGTGTTTATGGAGATCAGACCGCTATTGCCGTTGCAAACTTTCAGAAATTCATGAATGGTTTAGGCGCAAACATCAAAGATTTCCCAGGTGCTGCACTTGAAGGTACTCGTTGGTGGCTTTGCGTTTGTCTTCAGAACATCCGAGATGGTAAATGAGATAGGTCGTAGACCAGATCGGGGATAGAGACTCGAGTTTGAATCCTCCTTGGCTGGAGATCTTTCTTGGTCTGGTCTACATTCGCACAGTGAAGGAGGTGGGTAATGGCTCCTAGGCGACAGACAGCTCGACGAGGTAGACCTGCATCCACGCCTGAAGGTAGAGAGAATCAACTCATCTCCAAGGCTGTGGATCTTGCCGAAAGGCAACTCGAAGAAGGAACAGCTTCAGCACAGGTAATCAGTTATTACCTGAAGCTCGGTTCATCAAGAGAACGGTTAGAACAGGAACGACTCTCAAAAGAGAATGTTCTATTGCAAGCTAAAGCTGAACAATTAGAATCTCAGAAGAGAGTTGAAGAACTATACGCTGATGCCCTTTCCGCTATGCGGTCGTATAATGGGCAGGAGACTGTTGATGAGTATGAGGAATAGAACATACTCTGAATTGGTCAGATACACTACATTCGAAGATAGATTTGCTTATTTGAAGTTAGATGGGGCTGTCGGTTCACAGACTTTCGGGTTTGACAGGTATTTGAACCAGATGTTCTATTCTTCACATGAGTGGAAAACTATCAGAGAGTATGTAATAATTCGAGATAATGGTTGTGATCTAGGTGTTCAGGGGTATGAGATCCACGCAAATCTTCTTATTCATCACATAAACCCGATGACGCAAGAAGATATTTTACATCAGGAGGAGTGGATTCTTGACCCAGAATTCCTTATTACGACCACACACAATACACATAATGCGATACATTACGGTAATGAATCTCTGCTCCCAAAGGTAGTTCCAGAAAGAAAGCCTGGCGATACTCGCATTTGGTGACCAGAAAGGAGGCTTTCCATGGCAACAAGCATTCTTACATCAACGAAGCAGATCTTAGGCATTGCTGAGGACTACACGCCATTCGATCTGGACATCATCACACACATCAACGCGGCCCTATCAACAGCGGCACAACTCGGGGTCGGTCCGAGCTCAGGATTCTTCATCGAATCAGACGCAGAGGACTGGACTGACCTACATCTGCCTGGAACACAGCTCTCATTGCTGAAGACTTACGTATATCTGCGTGTTCGGATGCTGTTTGACCCACCGAGCACCGGGTATCTGGTTACGGCAATGGAAAACCAGCTAGAACAGTACGAATGGCGGCTCAATATCTTCAGAGAGACCGCAGAAGGACCATATCCGGAAGAATTCGAAGGCTACGACATCGTAGACGGCGGGGAAGCCTAAAGGAGGATGGATGGAAGACGTACTTAAACTGAAAATTCGGTTCCGGCGCAGTACAGCAAGCGACTGGACGACTAAGAATCCGGTTCTCTTGTCTGGTGAACCCGCAGTTGAGACGGATACTGGTAAGTTCAAGATCGGCGACGGGGTTAAGACCTGGACGGCGCTCCCGTATGTCGGTGGTGGCGGACATGGCGATGCTCCGGCAGTGATTCTGGATCACAACCAATCTCCGGCTGCGAATCTGGACATCCGGGATGAGATCGCATCTAAAGTCGACAACGCAGATGCTCGACTCACAGATGACCGAACGCCTAAACCGCACAACCACGTGCAAAGCGACGTAACCGGACTGTCGACGGCGTACGACCACTCACAGGTGACGACTGGGAACCCGCACGGGACGACGGCAGCGGATGTCGGGGCGGACCCGTCCGGGACTGCTGCGACGGCGGTCACGGTCCACACGGCGGACACGACCGCGGTGCACGGAATCGCGGACACGTCGGCGCTGGTCGTCACGTCCGATGCCCGATTGTCGGATGCTCGGACCCCGACCGCGCACACTCACCCGGCCGCTGACATCGCGTCGGGGACGGTGGCGACGGCCCGGCTCGGGTCCGGTACCGCGGACGCGACCACGTTCCTGCGCGGTGATCAGACGTGGGCGGTGCCACCGTCGGGTGTCGTTGTTGGTAACTGTCGTGTGTTCTCTCCACGACCGAGCGGGTACGGCTGGGCCATGTGGTCTGGGAACCAGTCCATCCTTGCCTCCAACACGATTCAGAGCGCATCCCTTCCGTTCACGGTGTCCGAGGCAGCGACCCTGACCATCCTGCGGATTGATGTGTCCACGGGATCGGCTGGAGCTACTCACCTGATGTCGCTGTGTGAATGCAGCCCGAATGGTATGCCGGGTGATCTAATCGAGACGTTCCCAGCCTTCGACTGTTCGACGGACGGAGAGAAGTCGCTGTCTGGGTTATCGACACCACTCGACCGAGGGTCCTACTACGTGTTCGCCTCGCTCGGCGGGCCGACCTCCGGACACGTCCTGCGTGGTGTGTCGACAGGCGGCGGCGGACTGAGTTTGACGGCCGGCGGCACCCTTGTTCTTGAGACGTCCACCACAGGGGTGCAGACGGGCGGTAGCGCGGGTCGGGGTGCCGGCTGGCGGAATACCATGCCGACCCCAGGCGTGCCCAGTTCTCAGCTGTGGGGACACGCTTTGACGAATATTAGCATCCCCAACATCGGACTGGTGCTCACATGAGTTACGACGACCTCAACGTCCAGACCGGCGTCCGCACTCAGACCATCGACCACGGCGACGGCACCGGTACCCGCACCATCTACGACCCGGACGGCACCGTCAACACCATCGAGCAACTCACCGGTCTGCCGATCGTCGACATCGACACCTCCCACGCCTCCGACGACCCGCTCGCTGCGGAGGTCGCCCGACTCGGCTCTCTCCTCGAAGCGGTCCTCGCGGACCCGGAGATCGCGAAGGTCTCGGATCTGTCCGCACAGCTTGCGGCGCAGAACGCGACGATCGAAGCCCTGCTGAACGCGCTTGGAGGCACCCCGTGAGTGATGAAACACCAGACCCACGTATCGCTCTGATTGCAGACCGGTTCATCAAAGCCACAAAGAACCAGGACGCAACCGCAGCAACAGAAGCTAAAGCAGCGCTAACTCTTCTGAAGACCTCGGAAACAGCACTTAAAACTGCTCGATCTACCTGGCCTTCAGCTGGCACAGCCGCGATTAAGACTGCAGCGGTCAACACATCGTTCCCGCTCATCTTAGACGCTCTTGTTGCTATTCTTATGGCGCTTCACGCGCTTATCCGAGCAACAGTCCGAGACAACTAAAAGGAGGCCCACGTGGCTGGAAGTCCGAAACGCAAAATTCAACTTAGGCGAGGCGACTCCAGTCAGTGGGTCTCCGCAAACCCAGTTCTCTCACAAGGCGAGCCAGGCTATGACACTACGACCGGTGCATTGAAGGTCGGTGATGGTCTTAACGCCTGGACAGATCTTGCTGGGCTTGGCGAGTTCTTGCTGGGTGGCCAATTACAAGCGATTTCGTAGCATCATGACAAAGTAGGAAGGAGAGCATATGGTGTTGGTCCAGAAGATGGTTTTGCAATCGCAGATAATGAGGCCAAATGGATTGACCTTGATCTACCATTAAATCAGCTTTCGTTGGTTAGAACGTACATATTCCTTAAGACTAGATTCACGTTTGACCCGCCTTCTACTGGTTATCTAGTTGAAGCCATGCAGAAACAGTTGAATGAGTATGAATGGCGACTTAATGTCTTTAGGGAAGATTCTCTACAACCATAACTTTTAAAGGAGGATGCATGTCAGAACTTGACAACTATAAAGTCCAGCTAAGACGTGCTACTTCTGCGCAATGGACATCAGCAAATACGGTTCTTAAGAATGCTGAACCTGCTATAGAGACCGACACTGGGAAGTTTAAGGTCGGAGATGGCATAACTCCTTGGGTTCTTTTACCATATTCGGCTGATGAAGAAGAGTTCATCAATCTCATACGAGATGTCGGACCTGCTGGTGGACCATTTCAGTTCATTGGTGCTGATGTTGTCATGGTTGATACACTTCTGTCCGCTATTCTTTCTCTGTTAGCACTACTCTCCAACATTGTTGAGGATAAGATTGTATGGCCAGAAGGGCCAGGCGGTGGCGGGTCAGATCTTTCTACATCGCCGATAATTATAGAATATGTGTGGAGCGAAATCGAACAAACATACATCTTAGCAAATGATGGAGTAGAAAATGAAACACTTGCGGCGGCAGTTAAAATGTATATCGGTCCAATAGACCCAACAGTTAAAGGCTTAACCGTTCGCCCTGGCGATCATTGGCTTTTGGTTGCAGCAGAAGTGGAGGCTAGCTAATGGGGAATACATCGTGGCAGTCAGGGTATTATGTTAACTCGACAGAAACGCTAAGAGGCTTAGGGAGCGGGTTCTCAACTGCGTTTGAGACTGCGGGGTTCGTTCATACATCAGACACGGGCCAGGCCGATTGGGACACAATCACATATCCTTCTGGAGGATATGCTTCCTGGGGCCAATTTGCTTATGAAATGTTTAGGTTTGATGATTCGCTTCAGTCCACAAATCCTATATTTATTAAACTATCTTATTCGCCTAGCACACTTGCTGGGGGAGGGCAGTCATATACCGGGTTAACAATAAGTATAGGTTCGTCAACAAACGGCGCTGGAGTGTTGAGCGGATATGGGACACCCGGTATAACTGTGATGAACCCCGGTGGAACCGGACTAGTATACACCTATACAAACTATGCGGCTGGCGATGGATCTGGAATAGCATTAGTCACCATGTTGGACGCTGCTCAAGCAGCAGCTACTAGTGTATTTGCGATTGATCGGTTTAGAGATTCTCTAGGAAATCCATCCGGCGACGGTGTTTGGTTATTTGGAAAGTCCAAGGCAAACACAACTGGCGCAAATAATTTCATGGTAGATACTACCTCTCAATACGGGAAAGCGTTAGATCTAGGAAAAGGTTCGGCAGTATTCCCAATCGGGGTCAATGCAAGCTCAACGGCGTCTATTTCTGGGACAACATACTTTTCTCCATATAAAACTATGATCCCAAACGGCGGAGGTGTATATAATCAAAAGATGTTTTTAACCTATCCTTCTGCCGATTACGGGTATAATAACAACCTTTCTATTACACATCTAGGTCAAGCTCGAACGTATAAGACTATGGGTTCATATATTGGATATATGGACGTTAAAGCACAAGCCTATATGTGTGCGGCAATGTATTGGAGCGATTGATGGCAAATGCAAAAATAGTTCTAAATCATCAACCAGCGAATACTACTGAGTTTCGAAACTTAGGGCTTCTAACATCTAATGCTCTTGCTTCTGTCGGACTGGTTAAAACTTCTGATACTGGAACAATTGACTGGTCGACAGTAAACATACCCGGGGCGTCAACTATTGCCGGCTATGAAATTTGGAGATTTAATGACACGCACCAAAGCACCACACCAATTTTTATAAAACTTGGATATGGTGTGTATAATCCCAATGGTCATATGTGGATGACTGTTTCTATAGGCACCGGAACAAATGGTAGCCTAGGATTATTAAACGCGACGGCGACCTTCAATCTTGCTTACGCAATTAGCTCAAACTATAATGATGCTTCACCAAAAACAACAGCAATATCTAGCGATGGTTCTGGGTTATATTTTAGCCACATAATCGACGGTGGCCCACCAAGCAATAGTTATCCGGCAAGAGGGCGTATAGTTGTAGATAGATATAGAAATCTTGATGGCTCTGCGTCACCAAATGGTGTAATGATATTACACACATCGAATAATAGTGGAGTAACAGCATATAGTTGGGACCGGGTCAATAATATATTGTACTCAAACTCCCCACAATCTCTGATGCCGTACCCCGCCCTATATAATACTTCTACTAGACAAAATAATGGGTCGGTTCCTCTTGGGCTTTTCTATACGCTTGTCCCTGCTGTTGGAATTTACAGATCAAAAATGGTTGTAACTGTTCCAGCGGCCGATTTTGGAGCTTTCGCACAAATTCAGGCGACACATCTTGGAGCGACCCGCACATTTATGGCGCACGGCGTATATGATCCATACTGGGACGCAGCAGCACAGGCCACAGTTTCGAACGCTCAATGGTGGAGTGATTAATGGCCATTATATCTGCAGATTATTCATACTCAAATAGTGAGGGTTTAGAACGAACTATATTTGAGTTTGGTGATACATTTATCACAAACATTCCACCAGTGCCAGTTATTCTTGATTCCCAAGTAACAGGCGTATCTACCACACTAAGTGGCGTCGAATCTAAATACAGAGTATGGTTCAATAACAAATGGAACGTCGTACGATGAAGGATGTTAAACATGTCAATTAACATCGAAGATTTCTTAACCCACCACGGCGTCAAAGGCCAGAAGTGGGGCGTTCGTAAAGATAAAGGTTATGAAGGTAAGCGTGCTAAAACTAAGAAAATAGAAAAGCTCGATAAGAAGTTTGATCAAAATAGGTCAATGCTTAATACTTATATTAAAATAAATAATATTGCGGCCAAGCAGTCTAATGCAGTTGACGTTCCAAGAATTAACAACAAGCCGAAATACAAAGATCAAGATTTCACACGGGACACACCTCTTCGTCGCCAGTACTACAAAGAGCATCAGGACGCCTGGGTTAATCGCTTAGAAGAGGCTGCCAATTCCTTGGGAACCAATGCTTCTGGAACTAAGAAGTATGGTATTATCGATCATGGTGATATGCGTTGGGAAGTGACTCTTCGTGATATTAAGCATGATGGTGAGACTATTCAGCTTGAGTTAACTACTGATTCTACTGGTCATATTATCGAGATTCAACCAATTGACCCACTAATTCAGAGTGGTATTGATGTTATGGAAGCTATCCTTTCTCACTATGGTGTTAAAGGCCAAAAGTGGGGTGTTCGTCGTAAGCGTTCGGATAGATCTTCCTCAGGCTCAGGAAAATCAGCCAAGGGTAAGAACAAGTCAAAAGAACAGCCACAACGCTTCGGTAAAGAGGCTAAGCGACTCTCCGATAAAGAGTTGAACGCCCGAATCAAGCGAATGGAACTTGAGAAGAAGTACAACGATCTCAACTCCACCTCAAAGACTTCATCAGAAGGTAAGACCATAGCTTCTAGAGTTCTGAAGAATGTCGGCGAACAGACATCAACCAGGATTCTCAATGATGTCGCCTATTATGCTGGGAAGAAGGCAATTGAATTAGCCCTCTCAAAGCAGATGGGTAAAGAATCTGCGTCTAAGGTCGCAAAGGACATATTCCCTAAGAAGAAGTAATAAGGAGGTCGACATAACTGATGAGTTTATCAAATGTCGCAACTCCAATTTACTACGCAGATTTTAGAGAAAGAGTTCTTCGAGGTGAAATTCCTGTAAATAGAGAAATCTCTATGGAGATGAATAGGATTGACTATCTTATAGCTGATCCTAAATTCTATTACGATCCTGCGCCTGTTGAGGGCTTCATTCGTTATTGTGAGAATGAGCTTACTCTTACCGACGGAACAGATCTTCATCTTCTAGACACATTCAAACTCTGGGCAGAACAGATCTTCGGTTGGTATTACTTCATAGATAGAAGTGTTTATCAACCTGGAGAGAATGGTAAATCAGGTCAGTATGTCACAAAACGTATAAAGAAACGGCTGGTTACCAAACAGTATCTGATCGTTGCAAGAGGCGCCGCAAAGTCCATGTATGCTTTTTGTATACAAGCTTACTTCTTGAACGTAGATACTTCAACAACTCATCAGATCACAACAGCTCCAACGATGAAACAAGCTGAGGAGGTGATCTCTCCATTTAGGACAGCCATAACCAGAGCTAGAGGACCGCTCTTCAAGTTCTTGACTGAAGGTTCTATTCGGAACACTTCTGGTTCCATGGCAGACAGAGTCAAGTTAGCATCGACTAAGAAGGGTATCGAGAACTTCTTAACCGGTTCTCTTCTTGAAGTAAGACCGATGTCCATAGCTAAGCTTCAGGGTCTCCGACCGAAGACTTCTTCTGTTGATGAGTGGTTATCTGGGGACATTAGAGAAGATGTTGTTGGTGCCATTGAACAGGGTGCTTCAAAGATGGATGACTATCTCATCCTTGCTATCAGTTCTGAAGGAACTATTCGAAATGGTTCCGGTGACACAATCAAAATGGAACTGGCAAACATTTTAAAGGGTGAGTATCTTGCGCCACATGTCTCGATTTGGCATTACAAACTTGACGATGTTGAAGAAGTTGGTGATCCATCGACATGGTTGAAGGCAAATCCGAATCTTGGTAAGACTGTGACGTATGATACTTACCAATTGGATGTTGAACGAGCTGAAAAGGCTCCAGCAGCCCGTAATGACATCTTAGCGAAGCGTTTCGGTATCCCGATGGAAGGATACACCTACTTCTTTACCTATGAAGAGACGCTCACTCACAGGCAGCAGGAGTTCTGGACAATTCCCTGCGCTTTAGGAGCAGACCTCTCACAAGGCGATGACTTCTGTGCCTTTACGTTCCTGTTTCCTCTTGGTAATGGTGCATTCGGAGTGAAGACTCGAAGCTACATTACAAGTCTCACTCTTATGAAACTTCCTTCGGCGATGCGTCAGAAGTATGAAGAGTTCATTCGTGAGAACAGTCTCCATGTAATGGACGGAACGATTCTTGATATGATGGATGTCTATGATGATCTAGATGCATTCATCGTCCAGAATGAGTATGATGTTCGTTGTCTTGGCTTCGATCCATACAACGCAAAAGAATTCGTTTCTCGATGGGAAACTGAGAATGGTCCTTTTGGTATTGAGAAGGTCATTCAGGGGGCTAAGACTGAATCTGTTCCTCTTGGTGAGTTGAAGATTCTTGCTGAACAAAGAATGCTCATCTTTGATCAAGAGTTGATGACTTTTGCAATGGGTAATGCAGTAACCTTAGAAGATACTAATGGCAACAGAAAGCTTCTCAAGAAGCGAGCAGATGAGAAGATCGATAATGTATCTGCTATGATGGATGCCTATGTCGCATATAAGCTGAACAAGGAGGCGTTCGAATAGAGATGAAACGAACCCTCTATAGCCATAACTTAGGAGGTGATGCAAATGGCGATTATTAACCGGTTGAGGGGAGCTTGGAATGCGTTCCGTAGGACGGATGATACTCTAGCTCCAGATTATTCTCAGTCTACCGGGCCTAGTTATGGCTATCGACCAGATCGCCTTCGACTTCGCTATTACAATGAAAAGTCAATCATCACTGCTCTCTATACCAGGATGAGTATTGATATTGCAAGTATAAACCTTAAGCATGTTAAACTGGATGATAAAGGCCGTTATGCCAGTGATATGCAGTCGAGTTTAAATCAAGCACTTCAGCTCGAGGCAAATCTGGACCAAGCACCTTCATCGTTCAGACAGGATATTGTCATGACACTCTTCGATGAGGGTTGTGCAGCAATCGTTCCTGTTGATACCGTCGGAGATCCGACAACTAATGAGCGATTTGACATCTATACGCTTAGGGTCGGTAAGATCGTTGCTTGGTATCCAAAACACGTTCGTGTTAGCTTGTACAATGAAGCTCGAGGCGAACGTCAAGATATAACACTTGAGAAGCGTTTTGTCGCTATTGTAGAGAATCCGCTTTATCCAGTTATGAATGAACCAAACTCTACTCTTCAACGCCTGATCAGGAAATTGACGATCTTGGATGCAGTTGATGAACAGTCTGGTTCTGGAAAGCTTGACATTATCGTTCAGTTACCTTATGTAATAAAGTCTGAGTCTCGGAAGAAGCAGGCTGAGGAACGTCGTCAGCAGATCGAGATGCAGTTAAAGGGTAGCCAGTATGGTATCGCATACACAGATGGCACCGAGAAGATCACTCAGCTTAATCGTCCTGCCGAGAACAATCTCATGAAGCAGATCGAGTACCTTGTTGCTATGCTTTATAGTCAACTGGGTATTACTGATGCTATCATGAATGGCACTGCCGATGAAGCAGCGATGATCAACTATTTCAATCGTACTATTGAGCCCATTGTTCGTGCTATCACAGAAGCCATGCAGAGGTCTTTCCTTGGTATTATGGGTACTGAGGCTGGGGAAAAGATAGTCTATGTAAGAGACCCATTCAAGCTTGTTCCGCTGGCTCAACTTGCTGAGATTGCAGACAAGTTTACCAGAAACGAGATCCTATCTTCCAATGAGATTCGTGGAGCAATTGGGTTTGCTCCATCTGACGATCCAAAGGCTGATAAGCTTGTTAACAGCAACATGCCACAACCTACTGAAGCCGAAGTGGCTAGCTCTTAGAAAGGAAATTCAAAATGGAATCTGATTTCAGCGGCTACGTCACTAAGGCGGGCCTTAAGTGCACTGATGGAAGGGTGATTCTTCCGAACGCCTTTGCTCATCAGGACAAGGTTCAGGTGCCGCTTGTTTGGCAGCATGGTCATACGACTCCAGAGAATGTTCTTGGGCATATGATTCTCGAGAACCGTGATGATGGTGTTTATGGTTATGGATTCTTCAACCAGACCCCCTCAGCTAAGCATACTGCTGAGTCTGTTGAGCATGGTGACATCAAGATGATGTCTATTTGGGCAAATGAGCTCATCGAGCGATCCAAGCAGGTCATGCATGGTGTTATTCGTGAAGTGAGTCTCGTCCTTTCCGGTGCAAACCCGGGTGCTGTTATTGAAAACGTCACTATTCGTCACTCTGATGGTAGTGTGGATGAGGTTGATGGCGAGGCTATCATCTACACAGGTATCGAATTCGACAGTGTCGACGTTACCCATGACAATATGGGTGATGACGATGAAGATGAGAAGGAAGTTGTTGAGCACGCAGATGACGATGAGGGCTCTGGTGAAGAGACGATTCAGGAAATCTACGATTCGATGACTGATAAGCAGAAGAATGTGCTTCACTACATGGTCGGTGAGGCCATCAGCGAGGCGAATAACGAAGACAATTCAGGCGGAGATGATACCGCAGAGCACTCCAATATCGAAAAGGATGGTAAAGAAATGGGACGAACCAACGTCTTTGAGGAGAAGGAGAAGGAGACGGTGGGTGCTTCCCACACCATTTCTCACTCCGATGTCAGTGGTATCTTCGCCGATGCCACGAAGAATGGTTCTCTGAAGGAGGCCCTCGAGAGCTACAAGCTTTCTCATGGGATTGAGGACATTGATATCCTCTTCCCTGAGGCTAAGGCTCTGAGCTCGGAGCCAGAGTTCCTTGCTCGTCGGATGGAGTGGGTTGGTAACCTGCTCGGTAAGGCTCATAAGAGCCCGTTCAGCCGGATCAAGACCGTTCATGCTGATATTACCGAGGATGAGGCCCGTGCAAAGGGTTACATCACTGGTAACATGAAGCGTGAGGAGTTCTTCGGTCTTTCGAAGCGAGTTACGACTCCGACGACCATCTACAAGAAGCAGAAGCTCGATCGTGATGATCTTGTCGACATCACTGATTTCGATGTCGTCGCCTGGCTCAAGGGTGAGATGCGAGTCATGCTCGATGAGGAAATTGCTCGAGCGATTCTCATTGGTGATGGTCGAGACCCCTCGAATGAGGACAAGATCAACGAGCAGAACATCCGTCCGATCGCTAAGGACCATGAGCTCTATGCTCCGACGGTCTATGTGAACATCGACGATGCTAACTCCTCGGTTCAGGAGATCATCGATGCCTGTGTTCTGCACCGATCGATGTGGAAGGGTACGGGCCTCCCGACTTTCTACACCACGGAGCTTTACATCGCTCGTTTCCTTCTTCTGAAGGATACGGTTGGTCGTCGTATCTACAAGAGCCTCGATGAGGTTGCAACCGAGCTTCGTGTTTCGGAGATCATCCCGGTTGAGGTCATGGAGGAGGAGCCATCGATCGTCGGTGTGCTCGTGAATCCGGTTGATTACAACATTGGTGCCGATAAGGGTGGCAATGTTGCGATGTTTGATGATTTTGACATCGATTACAACCAGTACAAGTACCTGATTGAGACCCGCATCTCCGGTGCCCTCACCAAGATGAAGTCGGCTATCGTTATCCGTAAGGTTGCTGGCTCTGCCGTCAAGGTGGTTCCGAATGCTCCGGCCTTCAGTGGTACCGCCGTGACCATTACTAACCAGACGGGCGTTGTTTACAAGAATGCCACTACGGATGCGGTTATCAACGCTGCGGGTTCACCCTATGCGGTGGCTTCTGGTGATACTATGGTGGTTTCGGCAACTCCGGCTTCCGGTTACTACTTCGAGACCTCGGATGATGATATCTGGGAGTTCACCAACGATAGCTGATCTTGAAAGGGGTGTTGGATGACTAGATTCCATGGAAATGTTGGCTACGGTGATTCAGTAGAGACGCCATCTGGTTCTGGTGTATGGGTTGATGAAATCACTGAGAGAGATTACTATGGTGATATTATCAAGAATACCAGAAAATTGGATTCTGGTGAATCTCTAAACGATGATATCACAGTCAACAATTCAATAAGTATAATGGCTGATGAGTATGCCATCCAACACTTTCATAAGATCAAGTTTGTGCGATGGGAGGGGGTTGTCTGGTCTGTGACTTCGGTCGAGGTCAGACGCCCCCGTCTCATCCTGAGTCTCGGGAGTGTTTATAATGGCCCCACGGCTCCAATTGCAGTCTAAATTCGTAGATATTCTTGGCAGTAATAATGTGTATTTTCAGCCACCGCCAACTGTGAAGATGCAGTATCCATGCATCATTTATCACCGTGATGATATTCATACGGATCATGCTGATAATAATCCGTATAAGAATAGGACTCGCTATCTGGTAAAGGTTGTTGACCCAGATCCTGACAGTGAGCTCCCCGCAAAGGTTGGCGAATTTCCTATGTGCGTGTTTGATCGGTTCTATACAGCAGATAACCTCAATCACGACGTTTACACACTCTACTTCTAAGAGGAGATAGAACATGACTAAGCTCCACTGGGATGGCGCTGGCGAGAAGGTCTACGAGACCGGTGTCGACCGCGGTGTCCTGTACAAGCCCAATGGCTCTGGCCTTTACACGACTGGTATTCCTTGGAACGGTCTCGTGTCGGTTACTGAGTCGCCTTCTGGTGCCGAGGCAAACGCACAGTATGCAGATAACCTCAAGTACCTGAATCTTACCTCGGCAGAGGAGTTCGGAGCAACGGTTGAGGCGTTCACCTATCCTGATGAGTTTGGTGAGCACGATGGCCTTTCTACACCGCATGATGGTGTCAATGTTGGTCAGCAGTCTCGTAAGCCTTTCGGTCTTTCGTATCGTACCAAGATCGGTAACGATATCGAGAACGATGACTTCGGTTATAAGATTCATCTCGTCTATGGTGCTACTGCAGCTCCTTCCGAGAAGGCTTACACTACCATTAACGATTCTCCTGAGGCGATTACGTTCAGTTGGGAGCTCACCACAGTTCCCGTGAATGTCACCGGTCTCAAGCCCACGTCTATCATTACTATTGATTCCACTAAGGTCTCGTCTGGTAACTTGACGGCTCTTGAGGATCTTCTTTATGGTACGGCAGGTACCGATGCACAGCTTCCTCTTCCGGATGCGGTGATTGCTCTCTTTGCTGGAGCTCTTACTGAGGTTGAGCCGACGGCTCCTACCTATAACGCTGGCACGCATGTCATCACCATTCCTGCTGTTACCGGTGTTACTTATTACATTGATGATGTTGCGCTTACTTCAGGAGCTCAGCCTGCGATCACTGTTGATACTGTGGTCACGGCTCGTCCGAATACTGGATACAAGTTCCCGGCAGTTACGGATGACGATTGGTTCTTCGCTTTCTGATGAACTGAAGACAGGGAGACTAGAGAATGCTAAGTATTATTGTAACTGGCACAGAACTATTCGATGAAGAGACACAAACGTTCTCAACCGTTGGTGATCAGGTTCTGGAGTTAGAACATTCTCTAGTCTCACTGTCAAAATGGGAGTCAAAATTCCAAAAACCATTCTTATCTGATGATGGAAAGTCTGGTGACGAACTCATATGGTATGTTAGATTCATGATGTTGAGCGATTTCGTTGATCCAACGAAAGAAATTCAACTTTCACAAGAGAATCTTGATACCATAAACAGTTATATTGATTCTCCTCAGTCGGCCACAACTTTTGGGTTAATGCCAGAAACAAAAGGGCGAGGTGAGACTATCACGTCAGAATTGATATACTATTGGCTTGTTGCATTCAACATCCCATTTGAAGTTGAAACATGGCATTTGAACAGACTTTTTTCTTTGATAAAGATCTGCAACATAAAAAACAGCAAGCCAACAAAGATGTCTAGGCGGGCAATTGCTGAGAGAAACAGGCAGTTGAATGCAGAACGACGAGAGAAGTATGGAACCACTGGTTAAGATCGAAGGGAGGACAAATGCCTAGGATTGTTTGGGATAAGGTTCAAGATAGACAGTATGAGAATGGCCTGGATCGAGGCGTCCTCTATCTTAACAATGGTGATGCAGTTCCATGGAACGGTTTGACATCGGTAGTTGAGAAGTTAGATCGATCTACTGAACCTGTTTACTATGATGGTGTGAAAGTTGATGAAAGTATTACTCTTGGTGCTTTCTCAGCTACGATTTCTGCGATTACCTATCCTGATGTTATGGATACAATAGAGGGAAAGACAGAAATCAGAAACGGTTTCTTCCTTGGTGAACAACCAACAGAGACGTTTGGATTGTGTTATAGAACAAGAATTGGTAACGCTGTAGATGGTGATGAGGTTTCATACAAGATTCACATCATCTACAATGTGATTGCCACTCCTTCAGATCGAACATATGCCAGCGCAAGTGATGATCCATCGTTGGTTGAGTTTGAATGGGATCTCACAACAACTCCGGTTGAACTTCCTGGGTTCAGAGGCGCTGCATACATAACAATCAAGACAGAGGATTTAGACCCTTTACTTCTTGAAGAGATCGAAAAGATTTTATATGGCTCTGGAGCAGTTAATGCTTCATTGATGCCTATGAGTGAACTCGTTGATTACGTCAACAACTGGTTCCGTCTTAAGATCACTAACAATGGTGATGGAACCTGGACCGCATCTACAACCTATGATGGTTATATTTTCCTGTTGGAAGATGATGCATTCCGAATCGATAAAGCAAATGCCATATACATCAATGATACAACATACATCATATCTGACACTAAGGAATTAGCAGATATAGCAGCTATCAACATCATTGATAATGGCGATGGAACTTATACAGCATCCTCTTCTTACCCGGATCTGATTGTCGTGTCGGGTGACACATTTGAAATCAGAAACGCGAATGTCGAGTATATAGATGCTGATACATATATTCTTTCTGATACGTTTGAATAAGGAGAGCTAATGGCTTCAGTTACTAGTTATACTGCAGAACGAATGCAGGAGATTGAGGATCAAGCCATTACCGGTGGGCATGTTACCGGTGGGCACCTTATTCTCGAGCGTAATAATGGTGGAACAATCGATGCCGGTAGTGTTATAGGACCAGAAGGACCAGAAGGACCAACTGGATCTGTCGGTGGATCTACTGGTGCTGTTGATAACGCTATCATTAGAGCTAATGGTACGGGTGGAACAACGGTTCAGAGTTCTGGAATAACTATTGACGATTCGGATCGACTTACCGCTCCTTTAATGACCGTTACAACTGCTCCTTCTGTTGGAACGGATGTCGTTAACAAGACGTATTCGGATAAATCTGGTCGTGGGCTTTTAGGAATCGCTACTACCACCACAGCAGAATCATGTATTCTTAATAATTGGAAGAGTGTTGATGGTCTTTCAATAACGATAACGCCGGTTGTTGGGCGATACTATAGGTTTAATTATTCAACATCGTTTATTGGAGATCCTGCGATTGGTATCACGTTATCGGTATATAAGTCTACTGATCTTTCTAACCCCGTGATTAGAACTGATGGTGGAACCCATGCTGTTAGTTGGCCGTCAACAATAACTTCATCTAGAGTTATATTAATCCCGTCGGGGTGGGATGTGTCAACAACTTTTCTTGTGCGTATGTATGTTACCGGATTTGTTGATACCAGCAGTCATGTTAATGCCGCATATTTTACCATTGAAGACGTTGGAGCACCATAAGAGAGGTCTAAATCATGTTTGCATTTTCTTCATCTGGTGATTTCAAAAACACTGAGAAATTTTTGAAGAGAATGACAGACGGTGACCTCTACTCAAGTCTGGATAGGTATGGCAGGAAGGGCGTCGATGCTCTAGCAAAAGCAACTCCTGTGGCGAGTGGTTTAACTGCAAACTCGTGGGGATTTAGAGTCATACGCAGTAAAACCAACCCTGGGATTGAATGGTTCAACACCAACGTTAACGACGGCTCCCAGATCGTCATACTTATCCAATACGGACATGCTACGGGAACAGGTGGTTATGTTCAAGGTAGAGAGTTCATAAACCAGGCTATACGACCCATATTTGACGAGATTGTCGCTGACATATGGAAGCAGGTGACTAAATGAGTAACGAAATCGATAACAAGGTAGTTTCGCTTACTTTTGATAATGCCTCCTTCCAATCGAAGGTTGGCGATACGCTTAGTACCCTTGAGAAGCTGAGGCAGAGTCTCAACTTCAGCAAGGGTAAAGAAAGTATGGGTGAGCTTCAGTCTGCAGCTTCTAAGTTCAACATGGGACCTATGGGTGCAGCGGTTGAAGGGATTAGTACTAAGTTCCTAGCAATGGCAACTGTTGGTATTACGGCTTTAGCTAATATTACCAATAAGGCCGTTGATGCTGGAATTCGGATTACTAAAGCTCTTACTATCACTCCTTTGTCTGATGGTTTCGCTGAATACGAAACTAACATGAACTCAATTCAGACAATTCTAGCCAACACAAAGAGTAAGGGTTCTACTCTTGATGACGTTAATAAAGCTCTTGATCAGTTAAATGACTATTCTGATAAGACCATCTATAACTTCGCACAGATGGCAAAGAATATTGGTACATTCACAGCTGCTGGTGTAGACCTTCAGACTTCTGTGAATTCCATCAAGGGTATTGCTAATCTTGCTGCTATGTCAGGTTCCACGTCCGAACAAGCTTCAACAGCAATGTACCAGCTTTCACAAGCTATCGCTGCAGGTTCATTGAAGCTTATGGACTGGAATTCTGTTGTTAATGCTGGTATGGGTGGTGAGGCGTTTAAGAATGCTCTTTTTGAGACTGGTAAGGCTATGGGAACTCTCACAGATGTTCCTATGAGCCAATCCTTCAAAGAGTGGGAAGACTCCGGAAACAGTTTCCGTGAGAGTCTTCAGGATGGTTGGATTACTGCTGATGTTCTTACCACCACTCTTGGTGGTTTGTCCGGAGATCTTGACGCTGCAGCACTGTCAGCAAAAGGATTCTCCGATGAGCAGATTGTCGCTATTCAAGATCTTGCTGCGACGGCCACTTCAGCAGCCACTGAGGTTAAAACCGCCTCGCAACTGTTTGGAACCATCAAAGAGGCTATTGGAACTGGTTGGGCAACCACTTTCCGAATGGTTGTTGGTGACTTCATTGAAGCGAAACAGTTGTTTACCGGTCTTAATAACTTCATTGGTGGTTTCATTAGTAGCTCTGCTAATGCTCGCAATGAATTGTTAAGGGGGTGGAAGGTTTTCGGTGGTAGAGACACCCTTCTGCAAGGACTCCTGTATTCTCTCGAGGCGGTTAAGTCAGTTCTTGCACCGATAAGAGAAGCTTTTAGAACAGTCTTCCCACCGATGACCGTTCAAACTCTACTGGATCTCACTAACAAGTTCCGTGATTTCGCTAAAGGACTGATTGTAAGTGCTGATACAGCTGAAAAGATCAGATCAGTCTTCTTAGGAATCTTCTCAATATTCAAAATAGGGGTAGAAATCGTTAAAGGTGTCTTCTCCGTATTCATGAATTTGGGTAAGATTCTTCTCGGTTTTGTTGGAATGGCTAGTGGTGGTGCAGCTGCTACTGGAAACTTCATAAACAAACTCCGAGAGATGCTCGTCGAAGGTGGAGGTATTCAGGCCTTCTTCGATAAGATCAATCAGGCCATCCAGAAGTTCGGCGAATTCTTATTCAACGTAAAAGACAAGATTGCCGGCCTGTTTGGTGGTGAAAAAGGTGTTCCTGGTGGAGAGAAGACTGCTAGCATCTTTGAGACTATAGCCGATAAGCTCGGGTTCCTTTCTACAGCTGGCGCCAAGGTTAAGAGTGTCTTCTCAACTATAGGAGATATCTTTATAAACGCTTTCGGTAGAGTTAGAGATGCTGTCACTACAGCTTGGGATGCAATAATCGAGTTCTTTGGTACCATAGGTCAAAAAGTTGGTGACATTTTTACAGCTGATGCCTTCAAACCTGCTCTTGGAGCAGTAAGTGTTGGTCTCTTTGCTGGACTCGTTAAGTTGTTCCGAGACTTCGTCAAGAATGGTCTGAAACTTGACTTCGGTCAGTTCAGTCTATTCGAGAAGATAGGCGACATCTTTGATCAACTTGGCGACACCATGAAGGCATTCCAACTTAAGATAAAAGCTGATGCTCTTCTAAGGATTGCTGCTGCTATCGCTGTTCTTACCGCTTCTATACTTGTTCTCTCATTCATCGACAGTGCAAAACTGGCAGCTTCTCTCGGAGCACTTGCTGTCGGATTTGGTCAACTCGTTGCAGCTATGGCTCTCCTTGCAAAGATTGAGACTAATCCTGCTAAGATGATAGCTTTGGCTACATCCATGATCATTCTTGGTGGTGCAGCACTTGTTCTGTCACTCGCTTTGAAGAGCATGTCCACTATGAGTTGGGGAGAGATGGCTAAGGGACTTCTTGGAGTTCTTGGTGCACTCCAGCTTATGAGTATGGCAACTCAGTTCTTTGGAGATAACAACAGTAGCTTCATCAGAGCAGGAATAAGTATTGGTGTGTTGTCTGTGTCTCTTCTTATATTTGCCGGAGTTATCAAGCTCATGGCTGGAATTGGGTTTGGGGATCTTGCTCATGGATTATTGGCTGTTGGAGCATCTCTCGGGTTGTTCGTCGGTGCAATGAATCTTATACCAGAAGCACAGATGGGTAAGATTGGTATCAGCTTCGGCCTCTTCTCCATTTCTTTGATTCTTATGAAGAAAGCGGTTGAAGGATTTGCCGAGATGTCATGGTCTGACATGATACGAGGATTCGTTGGACTTGCTGGCGCACTTCTTGGTATAACCGTGTTGGTTAAGAACCTCCCCAAGGGTAAAGAACTCATACTGGTTTCTGCCGGTCTTGTGGCTATATCTGCAGCTATATGGATCATGTCGAAGGCCTTAGAGACCATCGGTAATATGAGTCTAGGCGATTTAGCAAAGAGTCTTGTTGGTATTGGAGCTTTACTCTTTGGTCTTGTAGTCGCTACTAATGCACTTCAGGGAGCTTCTTTAGGTGTTGGAGCTATATTGGTTGTTGCTGCAGGATTACTGGTCCTAGCAAAGACGCTTGAGATCATTGGTAATCTTAGCATTGGTCAGCTGATAACAGGACTTGTTGGTATTGCGGCTGTTCTTGTTATCCTTGGTCTTGCTGCTACGGCTCTTGTAGCGTTCCCACCACTCTTGGGTGCACTTATTGGCATGGGTGTTGCTCTTGGAGCTATTGGTCTTGGGTTCGCTCTATTGGGAGCTGGTGCATATCTTACAGCTCAAGCTTTAGTGGCTCTTGGTAGTGCTGGTAAGAAGAGCATGGAAACCCTGGTTGAGATTCTTAATATTGTAATTAAGGCCATTCCAGGATTCGCTCAGGCATTTGCTGAAGGAGTTATATCCTTTATTCAGGTCATAACTGATGCAGCGCCTGGTATTATTGAAAACTTTGGTAAGATTCTGACGCAGATGTTGGATCTCATCATTGAGCTCATGCCCAAGATTGGCGAAGCATTTAGTGCTCTCATCGACATGATCGTTAAAATTGTCGTAGAGAAATCACCAGAGATCATAGCTGCTGGTATAGCATTACTTCTCAACTTCCTTCAGGGAATTAGAGATAATATATATCAGATTGTTGACGTGGCTATTGAGCTTCTCAACAACTTCACACAGAGTCTGGCTGATAATGCTGGTCTTATTGGTGCAGCCGCAGGTAATCTTGTTGTTGCATTCATAACAGCGATTGCAAGTTACGTTCAGACTATAATAAACGCTGGTGTAGATCTACTCGTTCAATTCCTTAACGGGATTGCGAACAATCTTGGTAAGGTTATTGAGGCAGCAGCAAATGTTATATTGACTTTCATAGCTCAGGTTGGAGCAATGGCGGTCAATATTGCCAATGCGGGTACCGACGCTCTTATTAAGTTCCTTGATGCGCTTACCAATAATGCAACTGAGATTGCTACCAAGGTTACCAATCTTATCACTACTATAATCATTGAAATTGGCAAGGGAGCAACTAGAATCGGTAAGGCAGGAACAGATTCGGCTATTAAATTCCTTGAGGGAATGGCCGATAATGCTGTTGACTTTACCAACAAGCTCGGAGCTGTAGTGGTAAAGGTTCTTGAGGGGCTTAGATTAGCGGTGGACAAGTATTCTCCACAGATCAGAGACGAAGGTGTTAAACTTGCTGGTGCTCTTATTAATGGGCTAACTGGTGGTATTGCTGGTAAAGCAAAGGATGTTCTTGGTGCTGTTGGTGGATTAGCTGGGAATGTTATCGGGTTCTTCAAAGATAAGATCGAGAGTAAGTCTCCATCTAAGGTCTTTTATAGAATAGGACAAGATATTAATCAGGGACTTATTAATGGTCTAGACAAGAACCATAGAGTTCAGATTGCTAGCGCAAATCTGGCTACAGATACGGTAACAGCATTCTCTAATGCTATGAGTAAGGTTAAGATGAATCTAGAGGGGATTGATGAGTTCAATCCTACTATTACACCAGTTCTTGATCTTACTAACATAACGAGAGACGCCAAGAGTGTCACAGCTATGTTGGGTGGATCAACTATTAGTGCTTCACTCTCGTATGCTTCAGCAGCATCCATTGCCAAGACGACGGACCTCTCCAGGTCCCAGTCTCAGCAAACTGAACCACAGGTCATTACCAAGGAAGTTAAGTTCGAGCAGAACAATTACTCTCCTAAGGCTCTTACAACCAACGACGTCTATCGTAACACTCGCAGTCAAGTTTCTCTAGCGAAGAAGGAGCTGAGCATACCGTGAAAATCAACAACATCGATCTGTATTGTTTCAGCCCGGACACAGTTTCGCCGAGATTCGTTGCGAACATGAGTTTCAGAGACCCTGGATCACATAAGTCCTATAAGGTTACAGGTCTCTCAGGTTTAGACGCAGAGGAAATCTCGTCTAAGTTCTATGGCTATACGTATATGACCAATAGAAAGTCGTATACCATGAGTCAGAACAAACGATTTGTTACGATGGAGATTGAGTTACTCCCAGACTATCAAAATGGAACTAGTGTTTCCGACCTCAGAGATAATATCTATCGAGCTATTGCATCATCGAGAACGGGTGACATCTATCTCCTCTTCAAATTCGATACAACAGTCATAGCACGGTTATCTGGACATTTCTCAAAGATGGAATCTGATCTATTAACAGATCATCCAAAGATTACCATAACTATTAACTGTCCAGATCCGATGTTGAAGTCGGTTGATGAGGTAATAATCGATGTGGATGAGTTTACTACTGAGGCATTCACTCTTGTGGATGAGATCTCTACAGCTCATCATGGTTTCCGGTTTGGTATAACGTTCACCGGTCCTTGTACTAATTTTACTATTGCGGAACCGATGACATATGACTGGAAATTTGAGATAATTCCACGTCTTATAACACCAGAATACGATGGATTTATCGTTGGAGATCAGCTTATATTCTCCAGTATTCCTGGCTCTAGAGAATTGCAAATTCTTCGTGACGGTGTTTATTACCATATCGTTGACAAAATTTCCCCGGGGGCATTTTGGCCCATAGTGTTTCCAGGTACCAACAACTACGATGTTCAAGGTGAGAACTTCGAGTGGTCCTGGATGAGATATTACCACACTTACTGGGGGGTCTGATGGATCTTATCAGATTTCCACTCTCCACAGGAACTAACCTAACTCTCTCAAATGCTAAACTTGTAGAGGGTTGGGATAGTCTGACTTGGATTGAACGATATAGAGACTCTGGTGAGTTCACGATCAAAGCAGATGCATCAAGTCATATTCGTGATGATCTTCCTGTTGGGGCTCTTATCAGTCATCTGAATACCCCAGAGTTGATGATCGTTGAGAACCATGAGATTCAATCCGAAGAAGATGATGTTGATAAGGTAACCATCACTGGGCGAAGTTTCGAGGTTTTTCTCGAGCAGCGTGTGGTTGGGTGTAACAGGAACTGGACAGCTCCTGTATATCCTATGCCTGACTTCATTCTTCCTGCTGAGAAAACATGGCTTCAAGCAGAGAGATTCATAAATCAACATATATTTGCCGGGTATGATAGTTGGGATCTTTCTAATGGTATAACTAATGTCATGGCATACATGAAAGATTCTTTACGACATGCCAACCCGTCGGGGTTTGTTGAAGATAGATCAATACCACGTGGTGAGGTCTATAAGCAATTGATTGACATTCTTGCCATAGATTCCCTTGGTATTAAATCGTCACGACCTTGCTCTCTTTCTGTTCTCGCAGATCCCGAAACAGGTTCGTGTCCAGAGATCCTGGTTCTTGAGATTCATATAGGAACTAATAAGACTGATAAGATTTCTTTCTCTCATGAGTTTGGCGATATCGAGTCTGGAAACTATCTTCAGACTTCTAAGAGTGATAAGAACGCTGCTCTTGTTGTTGGGAAGTTCGTAGAGGTTCCTGTTTATGAAGAGCTTATCGTTGGGTTCGACCGTCGTTGGATGGTTGTCGATGGTTCAGATATTGATGGGCAGTTTTCAGAGGCACCCACTGGTGGCGATCTTCTAAATGTTAGAAAATTCATGACTTCTCGTGGGAAACAAGCTCTCACAAAGCAGAATCCTATAGAGATTGTAAATCCTAAGATTGTAAAGACCTCGAATCACTACAAGTATCGTGAAGATTACAATGTTGGTGATTTGGTCTCTGTGAATGGGGAATACAACTCCAATTCCATACAACGGGTAATAGAGTTCGTCGAGATAGAAGATGATGAAGGCGAAGTCGGTTATCCAACGTTTTCTGAACCATAGGAGAACTACGTGTTCAACTTATCGAATAAGGCATACGATCGAGCTAAGGATCTGGTTACTCTGGTCCTTCCGGCTTCCGCAACTCTGTATGCGGCTTTAGCCGGTCTTTGGTCTTGGGGTTATGTCTTAGAGGTTACTGGGACGTGTGCAGCAGTCGCAACGTTCTTGGGTGTTATTCTCAAGATCAATACTGTCCAGTTTGCTAAGACCAACACTATCGTTCCAGATGTTACGATTACTGCTTTAGAGCAGTCTCCAGCTGGTGTGACTTTGTCTGATCTTACCAATACTGGCGAATAACTCACCCTGAAGGGGGCCGAATGGATTGGAGTCAGTGGGCAGCACTTGTATTTACTGGAGTCTACACAATAGCTGCTTCTGCTGGGTTCTGGAAGTTCTTCTCCCAGAGGCAGAAGGAAAAGAATGCAGAAGTTCTACTCCTTATCGGAATCTCTCGTGAGTTGTTCCACACTATAGGTGCTGCATACATTGAGCGGGGTTGGGTCTATACAGAAGAGTATGAAAGTCTAGTAACGCATATTTACGCACCCTACAAGGTACTTGGCGGGAATAGTACAGCGGATCGGATCATGGAAGAGATAGGTGATCTTCCATTCAGGTCTAGTGTGCGACCACTTAAATACTACGAAGAGGAGCGGCTATTGAGGAGGACTGATGACTCCGATGACGGACCACGACAACCTTAAGGACCCAAGTGTGATTGTATCTAATAAAGTTTATGATTTTCTGAAGGCCTTTACC